CTCAATACTGGAAACCCAAGGGTGGCAACACCTATATCTTCGACTGTACTGTTGAAGAGAACATGGACCCCAAGTGGTGGGCCAAAGTCGAGGCTGCTTGCACCAGTAAGAGCGAATACTTTCAGGAGTACTCTATCGGCGAGACTGTGGTCGATGATATCGACTTCAACGTTACCGATCACTGTGCTGAATGGGATGCTCCCTATTATGGCACGGTCAAGGAAGACCGAGTGTCCTTCACCCGTACCTCAAACAACACAGAGTTTGGTTACCTCCGCAAAGAAATTGCTAAGGAGTTCACCTCATACGATGTGTTGGATAATGGTGAGACTGAGACATACGGGGCCTCATACGAAATGATTAACGGGGATATTGTCCCCTATTCAGGGCTTTCAGCCTGGTTCGACAAATATGCACCTCAGGAGGCAGCGTAATGAAATTTAAATTAATCGGCCGTGGTACGAGTAACATGACTTCTTTGCAGGGACACGTTTCTGCAACTTACGATGAGATGGTTGAGGCATTTGGTGAACCCCATTATGATACACCAAGTGGTGATGGCAAGGTGAACACTGAGTGGGAACTAGAGTTCTTCGATCCTAGCTTCAGTACCTACGTGATTGCCACAATCTACGATTGGAAAGATTTTGATGGTGGTCGACGATCACGTGACGGTACACCTTATGATTGGCACATTGGTGGTCACCGACGTTCTGCTGTCGATGCTGTAGAATCTGTTCTGAAACAGACTGCAATTCAAAAAGAATTTGAAGAGGACTTTGCATGAGGCTTTCGAAAGACCCAGTGATTGAGATGTATATCCATTATTGCATATCGGTGATGATTATCTGTGCTCTTTTTATGGGCATCATTTTTGCGATGATTGGGTTATCTTCAATGCCTGATGTGCACTTCAGTAACTCTACTGGTGAATGTGTCCGTGTAATCAATTATGATACCAAGTTTGATTACACTTGCGAGAATTACCCAGATAAGTATAACCATGTTTGGGTACAATAAGAAAAGCGGGGGATAAATGCGAATACGCAGAGAAGTGTTTGAGGAGTTTGAATGGAAGCGAATTTTCAAAATTGCTTTAGTGATAATTCCCGTTTTAATGTGGGATCTTTTCTATTACCTATTGTGTAAATTTAAAGATCTTTGTGACGACATCGACGAACTTGGGGGAGAGTTCTTCGAAGACTTTGTAAGGAGATAAAAGTGGAACTGACTAAGATTGAAATTAAAACAGCAATCGAAAGTCTACAAGATGAAGCAGCTTTGGTACGTGATCGTTTAGAATATGATGATGGACAGGCTTACTACGAAAAGCTTGATCGATTAGCAGAACTGAATACACGTATTAAAGAGCTTGCATTAAAACTCGAGGATGCCCCGAATGCCCATTGAAATATTGAAAGAGATTACCAAATGGGATGACCCAGCTTTGACTGCCAATAACGGCACTTATTGGGTCAATTCTTCCGGCCATCTGGTTGCGTTCCAATCTCCGACTGGACCACGTACTGTCTTTAAAAACCCCTTGAAAGGTTTCTCAAAATCTCGTAGGAAATTTGAGAAGCTTGGAGTCATGGATGAATCATTACCTGAAGATGCAATTACGGTCAAAGGTTCCAAGGGTCAGACATACGTTATCATTGATGGTGTGTGTAACTGTCCCGGCTATAAATTTCGTCGGACCTGTAAGCACGTAGCAGAACTTTAGGAGTTAGAATGTTTAAACAGCTTGGTCTATGGGTCTATGACCTATACAATTTCTTTTTTGATTTGAAAATAAATCCCCTTCGGCATATTCCGAATCCGTTCACACAGTTTATTCTGATGTTTTACCTGTCCGTGATGTGGACTGCAATCTTTACCTTCTGGGCAGGATATACGATTTACTGGGGCATCTATAGTGTTGGAGGACATCTACTTGTGATCGGTGGATTCTTTATCACTGCACTTGTGTTCCAAGATGCCGAGAAAAATGGTCACCTCTACACCAAAAAGATGACCAGGAAAGCCCCACCTAATAAGTGTGTGTGGGACTTGGAGAAAGAAGGATGAGTGTAGGTGTAATAGGGCTGTTATGTATCTTTTTGACCCCGATGGTATTTGGTGGAATCACCATGTATTACTCACAAAAAGAGATTGAAAAGGAAACACTCGAACGCTGGAAGCGACAAGGATACGACGGTGGCTAGAAAAGTAACTCCAGAATCCGAAAAACTAGATAATGTAATCATTGAAGGACAATCAGCAGAATTCACTGTTGCTGAAATCAAGCACAGTAATCGAATCGTAAAAAGCGCTACCCCGAAAGGTGATCTCAGTTGGTGGATCAAATGGGCTAGTAGTTGTATTATTATGGTAGCAATTAGTATTCGTGCTAGTAACTCGCCTGATGCGCTTCTCTTAGGGCACCCTTTACAGGTGTGGGATATATTTCTCAGTTGGATCGGAGCAGTAGGTTGGTGGATTGTGGGTTTCATGTGGAAAGATAGAGCACTCATTCTACTCAACGGTGTAATCGCACTCATGCTTGCTGGCGGATTGCTGAGGTATGTAGTAGGTTCGTAACGATAATTAAATCATCAGGAGATATTATGGAAATCGTAATTGGCAAAGAATATATGATCTACCCCAAGTACAAAAAGAGCTTTGTACAGTGGGAGTATTGGAAAGACAACGAAAGTAATGACCGTTGTCGTGTAGAATCCATGTATAGGTCTGGGTCTTATATCGTAAAAATCACCAACGAAGACGAAAAGGCTTTGCTGGAATCATATCTTTCCGATGATAGTGAGATCGACTGTGAACCGGAGTGTGATTTTGAAGAACATGAATTCGTAGAATGTTTCGATCAGTGTTCTTGCTTTTTCGAGCCTATGCTTTCCGATAATACGACTCTCTCTGAAGAATGGTTCCAAGAGACGCTTGAAGAGGAAGGTGATTGGTGGCTGTCAGAAAATAACTGGGATTGCGAAGACTCAGAAACATTCATGGGTACACCATTAGTTGCCGATGAGGTTGATCCCGAAAATCGTTACAACACGAGGTTCTAATTATGGAAAAGTTTGAAATGCGAAAGCCCTACAAGGCTGAAGAGTATTATGAAAACCAAATCAACGAACAGATATACGAATACATCATGGAATTTTATGGTGTGGACGAAATCACCGAAATCACTCAAGAACAAATTAATGACATTGAAGAATGGCGAGAATTTCGGTTGAGTGAATACAGCGTATTGCAGGTAGGGTTTTCTAACTTTATGAATCAATGGGAAAACGAAATGTGGGAACTGGAGAACGAAGATGAGTAAATTCGTGATTGAGATGGAGCCCGAACAAGTTGATGCCGTCGTTTTGCATGGTCTCAGAGAAGAGCTTGAAGCGCTGGAAAAAGATTTCGAAGGTCGTGTCGAAAACGACCACCAACTCGGCATCTTTTCCAATGATCGACTAGAAGATATTACCAATATCCAATCGCACATCGATGCCTTTCAAAAGGTTCTTAGATATTACGGCGGTAATGACACTTTATTCTAAAAAAGGTATTGACTTTTATCTCAATTATTGATAGAATGACCACATAAATCGAAAGGAGCTTTCCGATGGGACCTGCTGCATCAGATTCAATCTTTATCTTTGATAGTAAACAAAGCCTTGCTACAAACTTTTTGATTTGGCACGACCTTGATACAAAAGACCGAGATGATTATGGTGAAACACCCTTGACTAGGCTTGAGGCAATTAAATTGTTCGCCTCAATTTATAAAGTCAGTGCTGTTGCAATACAAGATGAATTGGAGGTGGAAGCAAAGAGGTTTGGATTTAAGTCATGAATATTTTCGGTCTTGAATACGATCCAGATCCCCGCGGATTTATTTTGATTCCTGATGCTATTGCGTCTGCTCAAGCTCAATGTGATAAGCATGTAGTCAAGATGATATGTGAATCCGGCCAGATGCTTTCAACGGCTCATAGATTATTAGATGGATTTGGTGAGATGCGACTCTCCAAGTCTGGTAAAACCCTTACAAAATACTATGTACACCCAGAGATCGAGTTAGAGCTAAATCTATATAAGGCTGTACACCATAAACATCCTTGCACGATTTGGACTACCGAATCTTCAGCCAATTATGAATGGCACTACAGGCATTTTATTGCCCTTTGTGAAGAATATACATACCGATATGGTAAGACGCACCTTACGGAGAGACGCTTGAGAGAACCTCTTAAAAATCTACCTCGTAATATACCCGAAGGAGGGTTGACCCCATTCAGGCTTGCAATGGGATCAAATCCAGAATGTATGTTTCCAGATGATCCCGTAAAATCATATCGTATGTTTTATCAAACCAAACAAGATCGGTTCAAAATGACGTGGACCAAGCGATCTGTACCACAGTGGTTTCAAACTTCCAGCAATCAAAGGAGTCTTTAAATATGTCGCGAACTGTCACCAACCTTCTATTAGAATATGTTGACGATGGTATTATCGATAGGGATCATTTGATTGAATCCTGCCTCAAATATATGTCAGAGGATGACGTTATTGATATGGCTCTCACCAATGAGCTAATTAGTGAATATCATTTACAGACTGATGCCGATTTCGAAGATCAGTTTGACGACCTAGATGAATCTGATAGAATTCTACAAAAACACGGATACGGCGGTTAATATGGTATCAATGAATACATTGCAATTTCTTGCTTGTGGTATGGTATTCACAGGATTTGGATGGTACTGGGGATACCAACAGGCTGTCAATAAAGTGGTCGAAAAAGTAATTGATCATTTGATTCGCGATGGCTTTATCAAAACTAGAATAGATGAAGACGGAGATATGGAAATGCTTAAGCACTGGGATAATGAACAATGAGCCGCATGGGTCAATACGTTTTTGAATTAGAAGAAGATGCCCGAGAGATGAGTTTCGAGGCATTTGTTCTCAAACATGGTAAATACAATGCCAGTTACTGGCACGCTGAACACGAATCGCCAGGGTGCTGGGATAAATACATACCCGAATATGATGAATACGAGGACTATGAATCTACTAGAGACAGCTAAGAGTGTCTTAGCAGCGTTCTTTGGTGTACAAAGTCCTGCTAATAGAGAGCGAGATTTTTCTGAAGGTAATCCTGCCGCTTTCTTAGTGACAGGCTTAATTTTTACCATTCTATTCATAGCAGGTTTATTCACATTCGTAACATATATAACAGGTTAATAAATGGCTTATTCAGATAAGGTACTAGATCACTATGAGAATCCCAGAAATGTCGGACGTCTTCCCGAAGATGACGAAAGCGTCGGAACAGGCATGGTCGGTGCTCCAGCGTGTGGAGACGTCATGCGGTTGCAAATCCGAGTATCGGATGACGGAATTATTGAAGACGCTAAATTCAAAACTTACGGATGCGGCAGTGCTATTGCTTCTTCATCATTACTCACAGAGTGGGTTAGAGGAAAGTCCCTTGACGAAGCAGGAGAAATCAGCAATAGAGAAATTGCTGAAGAATTATGCCTCCCGCCTGTAAAGATTCATTGCTCGGTGTTGGCTGAGGATGCAATCAAGGCTGCGATCAAAGACTATCAAAATAAAAATAGTCAATGAAACTAAAAAAGTGGTGGAGAATTTGGGCCAAGAGCCTAGGTGAAAAAGTTGGTGAAACAGATCGACAGGCAAATGCTGTTGCTGTAGTGAGAACCTTTTGGTGGGTTCTGCACGTATTCACTTGTTTTATGATTATTTTACATAATGGGAGAAATTTGGGATGGTGGCTGACATAGAAATCAAGCACGCACCTATTCTTAATGTTGAAAAAGCCGCGGCTTTATACACGGAAAAAGATGGTGTCGATGTGAGATATATTTGCACGACAGATCTCATGCAATCAGATAGACCGTACGATATCTTTTATCGGGACACCCCTCACCCAGATTTTGGTAACCGATATTTCGGTCTCACCGTAAAAGATGATCACATTCTAATCACTGATGCCGATGACATTGAAACATATGAATTTGGTATGATTGAAGATAAAGATGGCAATCTTTGGTATAGCCAATGTCATCACGATTGCTTAATGATTGACGGCAAAATGATTGACGGTGGTAGACGATATATACGATCCAGCGGTAAGGTGGAAATATATACCATCAGGGATGGAGAATTCGTGAGTACCGAAAACGAAATCCCTCGACGAAGACTCATGCACAGAAGAAAGGATAAAAAGATATGCGGTTAAAAGCATTAAGTGTGATCGGTCTTATATTATTGACAGGTTGTAGTTCAATTCAAAATCTCATGCCCAGTAATTTCGATAATGCAGAATTCATGCAACTCTCAGAAATGAGAACGGCTGCAAATTGGAGTCAAACGTGCCACAGGGGTGAGATCAAGCGCATTACTTATATCAGTCGTACACTCCACACTTATAGTGAAAATACACTGAACCCAAACATTGCCAAAATTTATAGTGAAATTAATTCTCTCGCAGAAGAGCTGTATAAGAGGGAGAATCCCAGTGAAGGTTATTGTAAAATCAAAAGGAAGAATATCGTAGTTGCGATTGATTCCGCTCTAGAAACATTTGGAGGAAGAGTCAAATGACAATCACTGAATACATCAAACAAGCAGAAGCTCGGGTAAGAGAGTATAAGGAGATGGTAGATTCCGGCCATCTGACTGCCGATGAATTTCATGAGCTTGTAGAAGACTTTACCGATCTGGCATCACTTGAAGGTGACCTTGAATTAGAAGAAAACAAGATTCTGGTTCAGAAAACCTTCAATGTGATTCAGTCGATTATTAGCGCAGTTTAAACCAACCAAGGAGTTTATATAATGAGTGACGTGATTATCCCTAGCAGCCCCGAAGATCGTAAGCGTATCAAGGGCGCAATGGAAGAGATTAGCAATTCTTTTACCCGAATTGAAGCAGAACGTGATTTCCAAAAAGATGCATTAGCTGCACTAGAAGAAGATGTGGGTGTTCCTAAAAAATATCTGCGGAAAATGGCTCGAATTTATCATCAACAAAATATGAGTCAACTCTTAACCGAGATGGAAACCGTAGATACATTGCTTGATGCTGTGGAGTTAAAGGTAGTAGGATAATGGCTGGTAAAGGCGATAAACCTAGACCAATAAAGGTAGATCGTAAAGTATACGAGAGTAATTGGGATCGTATTTTTGCAAAGCCTTGTCCTCAGTGTGGTATGAAAGGAAGCCATAAAATGGATTGCACACAACCTTGGCAGGATAAGAATAAATAAAAGAAATTCAGTAGATTCATGGTGGTATTATGTACTGATATGTTTCAAAAAACATGAGGTACATATGAAACAAATTACCCTGAGTCTACTGATTTTCCTTCTTACTGCTTGTGGTGGAGGCAGTACAAATGAACCTGAACCCACCGAACCAATTGTTGTAACACCCGCGCCCTCATACCCCGATGCTGGAACCGTTTTAGAAGAATCGTGTGACGGTACTACTCTTATTCAAGTCATTGCTGATGGTAATGGTGGATCAACAACTGAAGAAACTCCAAATTCTGAAGCTTGTGGGTATGAAAAACCACCACTGTTTGGTACACCCCTCTCCGATCCCTACTGTGCAAACAGTACAGAACAACAATTTTTAGACCTACTCAATACGATACAAAATCTTGGTGATTTTGATAAGGTACAGGATTTTGCTGACGGCGAAGGTGGTTCTTATACAGAGGTGGTAGAGACTGATTCAGCAGATTGTGGCTGGGAACCACCGCCCGAAGAAGGTACACTACTAGGTGACTCATATTGTGCTGGATCATTGACACCAGAAGAATACGATCCCCACTGGCAAAACATCAATCATCTATTACCAGAAGATAGACTGCAAGACTATGCAGACGGAGAAGGTGGCACATATACAGAACGTACTGTACACCTCGATCCATCTTGTTTTGTTCAAATGGAAAAACCAACAGACTGCCCGACAGTTCGAACTGATACTGGTGACGGTCGCTATGATTATATGACCTGTGATGGTATTAAACAAAAAACCGATGTATCGTATCCATATCAGCCAGTAGAAGAGCACGCGGGTCGCGCGATTATTGATATGTTGGTAGTGTTTGATACGAATATGACTGAAGAAGAACGTGATGGTATGACTGTAGAAGAATTTGTAGATAAGCAATTCTACGAGGCAAATCATATGTTTATGGTAAGCGGTACATATGTTCTTTTACGAGTAGCAGATATAGTAATGGTTGATGTTGCTGAAGGTGACCTGTATAGGCAATATCGGGCATTTTTCAATGGTAAATATGAATTTCAGAACATTGATAGATGGCAACGTGAAGCTAATGCTGACCTAGCGTTTTTATTCAAGAAGAAACACAATGACCCTGTCGCTTGTGGGGTCGCTCACTTGGACGCTACGAGAGGGATAGATAAGAGTAGAGGTATCACTCAATGCTTCCACAATAGCACGTTTCAAGAGGCAGCAAATACTAGATATTATGAAAGGGCTCATGAGACATTCATACATGAGGCGGGTCATTTATTAGGCTTACAGCACGAATGGGAAGATGCAAATGAACCAGGCTTGTTTGAATATTCTTATGGATACAATATACCAGGTTATAATGCTCAGGCCGATAATCCAGAATATGAAGGTATATACGGTGGTTACGGTACGATTATGTCATATGCTGACTTAGCAACAGGCAGATTTTCAGATAGAAGTGTTACCTGTGAAATACCAGAAACAGGACAGAGTGTTTCCATTGGAACTAATGGTGGTTGCTTCTGCTTAGACGAAATAGAAAATCAGCCACCACCCACGGATTCAGTAGATTCTCTCCTAAGAGCAAGATGGCTGATGAGTCAATTAAGTGAGAAAGAACATCAAATTCAATTCTCTCGTAATATTGATGTGGAAGATGAGCCGGTCTGGAGCATCTGGACAAATGCCCCAGCCGACATTTGTCTTTTTTAGAGTCTGAAGTCAATCCCCACGACATATGATACACCGTAGTTATCGAACTGAGAGAGTTGATTCTCATTACCCCAGTAGTAATACTCATCGCGATCATTGATGTTAATTGCTTCAAATCGAAGCGTCATTGATTCATTCACGATATATTTTGCAGTCAAGTCGATCTGCATATGAGGTGCAACAAATCTGGAGTTATTATCACTCACACTCGTGATATCTCCATCTTCATCTGCAAGCCAATCAAGATATTCATCTCTATATGTCCCAGCAAGTCGAATATCGATCTTATCTGTCTCATAGCCCAAACTCAAGTTTGCAGCCTTGTCAGCTAATTTACGGAAAGGGGTAGAGAATGTCTGATCATTATCGAACGAGAACACGGATTCACTGTCAGTGAGCGTACCATTTAGAGCAACGTAGAGTCCATTCTCCCAGCCGTACTGTAGGTTGACCTCGAGACCTCTTACAGTAGAATCATCAGCATTAATCCATGTCTCTACTCCATCGTTGAATATAATGCCATTAAATGTACCATTCAGTTGATATGTTGGGTAGATGGCATTAGCAATATTCTTATAGAAGAAACCAATCGATGCAAAGGTCATCCCTTCACCATAATATTCGATAGACAGATCAAAGTTATCTGCTTCATATGGTAAGAGATCTGGGTTACCAACTGATCCAGTAGTATCACCAGAGGTGTCTACATCAACAGATGTTTTTGGAGCAGTCTCTTTGAAACCAGGTCTAGAGAGTCCACGCCACAATGCGCCACGAACCTGAATATTATCATTTAAAAAATACTTAACCGTCAGGTTTGGAGCAACAAAATCGTAATCATTTTCTGCATATACGAGATCACCATTCTGATCATATGCAATAGATTTGAAATCAGTGGCTTCGTACCGAACACCGAAAATGATAACAGCATTTTCTAAGTCAATCGTGTCTTGAATATATGCAGCCATGATATTTTCTTTGGTAGAAAAATCTCTGCTCAAATCATCTTCAAAATCGACTTCCATTTGCCCGACGGAATCAAGTAGTGCATATGTATCAGATCCAGAAAGGTGAGAACCAAATGTTTGATCCCAAATCCAATCAGGGGATTCTGATTCGAAATCTGCAAGGGTACGATCCCAAGTGTAGCCGATGATGTAGTCATCGACGACCTTTTCTCGACCTCGATATTTCACACCAGTCTTGATCATGCCAATGCCTGTATCGAATTCGAAATTCAACTGTGCGGCAACCTCTTCATCTTGACTCACATTCGACCATGTTTCGAACGCATCAAATTCAAGATTAGCTGGATCTCTTAGAGTGAGATCATATGGAGTGACTGTGGGGAGTCGTGGATTGCTCCAATCGAAAAGAGCACCGAAATCTTTGTCGTAATTACGGAAGGTAACATCGGCGTTATCAGAATCATCCTCTTCTGCTCTGGAGAAAGACAGTTGACCATCAATCGTAACGGCACCCAAATGCTCGAATCCAAGAGAGGCTGCACTGATTGTTCTAGTTTCATACCGTTGTTTTGTCTCCACGTCATGCCGAACACGAGAAGATTCTACAGCATTATCAAAGACTACTCCGGTGTTCTTAATCTTACCATATTCATTTTTAAAACGTGTTTCTGTCTCATCGTATTGGTTATGAAGAATGTTTGCATAGTATAAAGTTGTTCCTGCATCGTAAGCAATATCATAACTAAATCCATATCGCTCGCGCTCAACATCATACCAACGCATTTCATAATCGTCATTCATTAAACCATCTTCCCAACCAAAACCAGTCTCATTATTATGCGAGATGATTCTGCGAGAAGAATAAGTGAGACCTACAATGTGTGCAAGATTATCGGTAATATAATCACCATAGATGACAGATGCATTAGGCATCTTCTTATCATCCTTCTCGCTCCATTTGGTAGCAAGCTTTACATTGAATAAACGATCTTCAAGTTCGGTTGCTCTCTTTGTATTGAATTCTACACGGCCACCAATACTATCAGAATCCATTTCGGGTACCAAAGATTTTGCCACTGTGATGCTGTCAAGCAATTCAGTTGGAATTCCATCCATGATAACAGATCGGCCATTCTCTGGTGCAACCATAGAAGCACCATTTACAGAAACTGCATTCAGGTCAGAGGATAAACCACGAATGGTAATATACCGACCTTCACCTTGATCATTCTCTACATTGATACCAGAGAGTCGCCGAACAGCATCTGCTGCAGTTGCATCGGGGAAATTACCTAGTGCATCTGAATCGACAACTGAGATAATGTTATCTGCCATCATTTGCTTATCGACGGCATTGATTAGATTTGCTCGAGAGCCTACTACTCGAACTTCTTCCATGGGTTCGTATGTAGGTGTATCATCTCGGTATTGAGGAAACGCTTCTACCACATCAGCAATATTTGCGTGTACTATAACAACTCTGGCCTTTTCTACACCCATCTCGGTAAGTGCATCATACCGATGGTGGCCATCAATAATGTAGTAATCATGATCGATTACTAGCGGTCTATAGGTATCTTGTTGAACCTTGATTAATCTTTTTTCGTGTTTTACCAGATCCTTTACACGTTGAGTCTGTACTGGCTTCAATTCTGCAACAGGTACAGTTGTAACCTCAATACGATCTGCAAATTCACTTTGTTCTAGTATGGCAATGTTTAGCTGTGGGAGTTGATTTCTATCATAGTGGATTTCTTCTGCTAGACCTAGTAATGGTATTAGTACCAAGGTCATTGCAAAAAGTTGTTTCAATTTCATACTTTGTTTCCTCTTTTTGTCCAAAAAAAATCCCCGTCGCGTTAGCGGCCGGGGGTTCTTTGTTTTCATATCTTTATTTAATCATTGAGGAACAAAAGTTTTATGAAGTTTGTGTTAAGATTGAGTTTCAATGATATGACACTTTACTCAAATACAGCTCATAAAAAAAGGGAGATCCGAAGATCTCCCTTGAAGTAGTCCCTTTAAAGGGCTTCTTGTTATTAGAACAAGTTTGTAACTCGTACTTTTCTGTAGTACTTGTTGACGTTGGCTGTAAGAGCACCAAGACCTTGAGAAGAGGCATCGCCTTGAGCAAATGGGTTTGCAACCATGCCGTAGCGAGTCTTGAATCCGATCTTGGGCTGGAAAGTGTTCTCGCCAACTGCACGAACCATCTGAAGAGGTACGTATGGGCAGTAGAAGAGACCAGCATCAAAGGCAGAAGAACCTTTGTAACCAACAACCATGTAGTTACCACCAGCATATGGATCGATGTATACACGGAAGCGACCGTTCAGAACACCAGCGAAGGTGTTACCAGTATCATCAACATCCAAAGCATTGGCATTGAGTGCAGGAGTGTGATCAAGTACACCGGCCATCTGAAGAGCAGAAGCCACATCAGAAGAACAGATAACAATGTTACCCTTACCGCGACGAGTTCCCTTAGCAATAGCGTTAGCTTCTTGCTCAACCTGGAACATCAGACCCTTGAACTTCTCAACAGACCAACGGCCGTTAGCATCAACGTCGAGATCGAAAACACCAGAGGCAGCAGTATTTCCAGCACCAACTTCAGCAGTGGTGTAGATAGTACGTACAACTTCACGGTTGATTTCAGTCAAGATCTCAGACTGGAGAATGTTAGCCAGTTCTGTTTCAGCATCCAGACCGTGAACAGCTTTCAGGTCTTGAGCCAGTTCAGTGGTGTACTCAGCCTTCAGTGCACGTGTCTTAGCAGCAACAGTTACTTTCTCAATAGAGAAGGCCATTTCTGCGAAGTCTGCACCAACACCATCACCGAGAGCTTCAGCAACGTTTGTTGCCATACCAGTACCAGTCTCAAAGAGAGTAGTATTAGCAGCATCTGCTACAGGGATCGTGCCAGTTTGAGTGCCTACACCAGAATGAGTGGTATCTGCTTCACCGTAACCAGTTTCTGCACCAGATTGAGTACCCTTACGAGACCGCATTGCGAAGATGAGACCTGTAGGACCAGTCATAGGCTGGACACCACAAATATCATATGCAATCAGGTTGGGCATCGCACGACGCACGAGAGAGATCAGGACTGGATCGTATCCAGCAACCGGACCAGCGTCAGTCGCACCAGATGTGAAACCGTCAGCGCCAGCAGCGTTGACAGGAGCTGCTTCAGAAAGAAGAGAGCTCATGTTTGCAGAAAGATCACCGGATTCTTGCAGCGCACGTTCTGTGTTCTCCAAGATAGTCGCGGTTACCGACTTTCTGTGTTGATCAGCAATAGGTGAAAAAGATTCGTGCTCTAGGATTGGCCCCCACTTTTCCACAAGCTTCTGATAGTTTGTCTGTGACATATTATTCTATCTCCTTGTTACTTAAATTAGTGTGTTACTGTTTATTTATAAAAACTAATTTCTTAGTTGCTTTTTCTTGCGTTGAGTGCCTCTACAAGAGCATTGACCGAAGAATAATCAGAAACAGGACGCTTAATTACTTCCTCTTCCGTAATGATTTCTTCCTCAATCACCTCATCCTTTTTCACAGCTGTTTCTGTAAAGAAAGATTCTTTAATGGTCTGGAGATTAGCAGAGTAATCTTCCAGATCACTTCGATCTAGTTTCTCAGAAAGAACAACTAGTCTTTCGCGTTGAGTAGCAGTCAGACCTTCAGTAATTTCCTCAAAGACTCTTTCAGCCTTCATATTGGTAATTTCTTGTGCCAAAGCAATGTTCTCATTCACGAGTTCATTTCTCTTAGCTTCTGCTTCTGCAACCTGCTCTTCCAAGCCTGTTACCACATCAACAGTCTCATCATTTACATCGATGTTGTGCTCTTCGAATAGATCCTTAAGACCAGTCATTAGAGATTCTGCCATTTCAACCTTAATACCGGCCTCGATAGCAATTTCGTTTTCCGACATCCACTCTTCAACAACATAGTCAAGATACTTGTCAAGATTTTCAACAATCTCGTCTACTTTTGCTGTCAGAGATTCTTGAAGCTCTGCTTCGAGTTTCTCGTTCAGATCAGTTTCGATTGCCTTAACTTTCTCTGTAACCTGCTCATTGACTGCGGCGTCAAAAACAACTGATACCTTGTTTTTGAATTCATCTGAAAGGTCGACGCCTTCAAAGATAGAAGCAATTGTAGGATCGACTTCGGTAACAACCTCTGTCTCTTCCACAACCTCTTCAACTACTTCCGTAGTTACTTCCTCTTCCTGTGCGACTTCCTCAACAGACTCAACCTGCTCTTCAACAGTTTCTGGTGCGGCTGATAGAGTTTCCTCTTCAGCAACAACCTTGCTTTGATCATCTGCCATATTTAGTCTCCTTTTATGTAACAATTTAACTTGTTGCAAACTCTATTTATAAATCTTTTACTTTTGAAGCGTTCTAATGAATTTTTGGAACAATTTCGATGCAGTTTCCTCATCAACTCTGTTCACAATTCTATTATACTTCTTATGCACTTGCTTTGTGATTTGCTCAACCACTTCAGCCACTTCCTCTTGCTGTTGAGCAGGAAGCCATGCATTAGATGCAAGATCGTAATAGTATTCTACATTTTCCATAATGCCATTTACAAAAGCATTAGGAGCAGAAGGATCGGTAACGATGTCAACGGTAGCCAGATGGAAGTCTTTTTGTACTTCCATTACTCCATTCTTTGCCTTCACCGAACCCAGACCCCTGGTAGAAACACCAATCTTCACACCTTCATCAAGAAATGTCTTTACGATTTCACCCATAGGTGTACCAAGAATTTTGGCTTTACCATAAAAATTATCACCATCTCTCTTCATCTCAGTAATCAAATGAGATACTCTCTCACCATTGATTTGTGGTCCATCTGGATGACCAAGTTCACCTAAAGCTCTCTTCGTATCGATGAATTCCTTTTGATAACGCTTCATTTCATTTTCAAGGACTTCACTGGGATAGATACGGCCATTACGATTCTTGAGATTTCCCTGCATGAAAATTCCCTCAATGAAGAAAGACTTCTTGCCAGTTTCTTCGTTGATTTCAGAAAGGATCTCACAATTTTCGGTAATTTCTGTAATAAGCTTCATAAATTTACCTTACCTTTTTATTCTTAAATTGTATTTATAATTTTTCGATTACTGCGCATCGTAATAATTTTTGGACAGTTCACCTCGAATCTGTGTTGTCCCAGTTCGTCTACATTTAATGTAAGTATACTGCGTATTCCCGCCAGTTGGTGTAAACGATCTAATACCGGCCGTTACCGTACCATTCATATCATCATAGGTGTCTGGGTCCGCCGCAGTAGCAGCATTATCGTATTCCCAAAGACCATTTGAATTTGTTACGGCAACCCAAGCCATCACATACCTGCAGCATCAACGAAGGCCATGATTTCATCAAAGCCTTTTTTATCAGCCATCATTCGTGTTTCCATCTCTTTACGATTCTTTGGGCTGAGTGTCTTCATTACTGCAGTGATCGCCTTTGCGTTATCCATCGAAATCTTAACCTTAGAACCATCTTTCAATTTGAGGCTACCAGGCTTGAAGTTTGCTTCATCAAGATCATCCATCTTATCTAATAGCCAATCACGAGGATCTGTATCCAATCCACGAGCATATTTTTCAGCACCTTTACGATCACCCTTCTTTAGCATCATCGCAACTTTTAGCATATCTTTCTTGTCGATACCACCGTGCTTTTTAGCATATACTTCGATTTCTTTCCAAGTCTCTTCGTCTAGTTCTGCCTTATCAACAGCATCTACCTTTTTCTTGCCATATTTCTCATATGCCAATTTACGAAGCTTTTCTTTGAATTCTCTTCTGCGAGCATCGAGCTTTGTAATCTCTTCACCGTAGTATCCAGCCATCAGATCATCATCTGCATTCATTGATTGCATCTGGCCTTGTGCATAAGAATAAAGAGTCTTCATCATTGAATGGGTAGTGGCCATTTTATTCTGATACCATTCTTCTGGATCATTAACTCGATCTACGTATGCGGCAATTTCTTTTGCAGCATATGAGATAAACATGAGTTGTTGGCGCATCATTCTTTTTTCGTCTTGTGCGTCTTCGTAGATATCTTTGAAGCTCTTCATATTATTAGCCCTGCAGATCTTCGTGAAGCCTATCGATGATTAAATCCATCTCTTCGTCAGTCATCTCAAGCAAAGATTCTCCATATGCTTCTACGAGAATATCAGCAATATCTTCTTCTAAAGAGGATTCATTTTTCTTTGCCTTGGCAGCTGCAATGCGCTCCTTAGCTTTCTTCAATCTCTCACGATCTTTGTTTTTCTTTTCTGCTTTAGCTGCTCTCTTTTCAGCCGCATCTGCTCGACCAGAGGTGGACATTCTTTTGGCAGCCTTTTTGACTCCCTTGCCAATACCCTTTGCAATCTTACCGATCAATTCATCGAGCTGCTCTTCGGAAAGTTCAGAAATATCGTGATTTTCCAATATTTCTGCCTCGATCGCATCCCAATCTTCTTCGATAGATTCTTGCTTAACAGTATAAGCTTTATCATATGCGGCCTTATCTTGGCCGTCCATATAATCTGCCAATCTCTTTTTCTTCTGGGTCTTTGGCTTAATATCATCCCCATGACCTTCGGGATCAAGTACCTCTACAGAGTGCTGATCCTTAAATCTCTTTTCTTCGGGAGATTTTGGTTGTGCGTATTCGCGAAGTTGCTTGAACCGTTTCATTTCTGTGAGTCCTTTTTTTATCTAATATGAATATTTATTAAATGTCTTCATCTTCGTCGGGGAACATCTCTTTTTCTGCTTCGATCTGATCCCTAATTTCTTCAAATTCTTCTTCACTCATCTGAAGAACATTACGGACAACCCATTGACGAGAATAATAAACACCGACCGATTCTTCCATTTCTCTAAGAGTAGTCATTCTTTCTCTAAGAATCTCGGCCTCTTTTAGTTCTTCAAAATAGTTGTCTCTAATAAAATCATAACGAATTTTATTTCTGATCTGGTCAAATTCTTCCGGTGACATTACACCTTTTAAGACAAGCTGTTTTTCCAATACCAGATTGAAGAACCAAGAAAATCTTGCTCTGAGCCTTCGAATGAATTTACTGAATTTCAATTCATCTCGTGTAATCTCAGATACACGACCAAATGAAACCATTGTCTCTGGTTCCAATCTGGTTAAAGGTACTCTCAACGCCTTATACAATTTACGTTGGAAATACTGTAAATTTTCATCTGTACTCAAGCCCTGTGCACTACCACCGGCAAGTGTATCTACTTCTGTGGATCTCTCACCACCTCGGCGAGGGAACCAAAAATCTTCAGTCATTGTCATCATCTTACGAGAATCTGCAATTTCACCAGTAGATGCATTGTATTGTAACTTGTTCTTGTGCCGAACCATCATATCACGGAGATACTGTTCTGCTTTATTCTTTGGCAAGTTACCTACATCAATATAGAAAATACGTCTTTCTGGTGCTCGTGTCAGTGTGTAAATGACCGTTGCATCTTCTAACATTCTCAATTGATTAAGAGGCTTGATAGAAGGATGCAAATATGAAAGGACCAATGAATTGTTTTCATTCATCAAGCCCGATGTAATCCTGGCAATAGAATCTTTCGAAATCTTATATCCGGTAGAAGAATCACCTGGGCCATTGCCAAACCCATTATCTGAATACAAATAGTATTCGTTCTTCACCTTTTTTGTGGGCATTCCAGACCATTCGTCCTTGCCCTTTTTATCCACCTCACGAATCAATTTAATTTTACGAGGATCTACGTATCTAAGTTCTGTGATCCCTTTCTTTAAATTATCATCGTCAATGATGATATGATAGTTCATTCTGCCATCAACATAAAATTTGCTGAACATATCATATGCATTATTAGTAAAATCTAACAAGCCGAGGACATTATCAAATTCCTCAGCTACCATTTTCTTTACTTTGTCTGGTAGTTCAGTATCTTCTAGTACAATATCGACAACTTTTTCGTGCGTGTCAACATTGATTGCTTCGTTGACAACCTCATCAATAGCCTGAGCAATCTCAGGCTGCATGGCCATACCCCTATATTTCGTGACGAGTTCGGACTCGGTTTTAGCCGAGCCCTCTAAATCGATTAATGTATTATAGAACCCACCAAGGGCACTACCAACAGTAATCGCACCGTCATCGTTGAGAGGTTCAGCAAAAGAGACCGGTACCTCATTGGCCTCTTCTGCTTCTCGTTTAATCTCAAAGCCAAAAATCTTCATTATTTAAATTCCTCAATAATCAATTAGCTTGTAGGAATGCCGGTTACGCCTTCAACTCTCCAAAAATCATAACTGAATGTTACACCGAATTCCTCAATAGCATCGACTGTACCCCAATCCATTTCAATCTGGTCGATTGAAACAGGGAACATGCCTTCAAATACATACGATCTAAGTGGATCTCCATCTTTACTAAATTGCGTAATGATAGCATTTGACTTGTAATCTTGTGGCAAAGCTCTTACGTTGCTATCATGGGTATTGATAGCATTAGACCATGCTTCCATAGCATTTCTAACCGCAAAATCTTCATCGTTGATTACTGTGATTGTCCAATCTTCAAATGTTCGATCTCCTGCGTACTTGATATTCCGACCAAAGTAGGGCACCTCATATTGTCCTACAGTTGAGCCTGGAATACCAGCCGCTCGTACCATAAATGGAACTTTAAAGTCAGCGGCCGGATCTACAGGATTTAGAATCTGAACTTGGAAAAGAGTTGGACGAGCACCACCGCCGACAAGCTGTGATTTAAACTCGTTGATATTAAAACTCATATTCGTGTTCTCCTTTTAATAATCTTATTTATTATGTAAGCGCGCCGACTATCTCTTCAAATTCTACACCGCTCCTAGTAGCCACAAACGTGAGTTCGATGACGTTGATGGATCGTGCAGGCTTGATAAAGATATTTGCTCTGAATTTGTTCTGATCAATTACTGTAGGAGTATTTACGGTAGCATCAGAAACCACTCTGAAATCGATGATTCCTCTTCTACCTTGGATATCTCTCAGGAACGGCTCAACAATGTTTCTGAACTGTGTCTGAGTGAATTCATCATTCAATTCAAACAAGAAAGATTGAGCTGCATTAGCAATAGCCTTCTCAACAGCAATGAACAATCTTCGAACATTGAGTCTATCGAAAGCACTAGTCGAACCAAGACCAGTCTTATCACCAAAGAGGACAATCCCTTGACCAACCTGTGACATTACAGGGTTAATATCTGCGCTGTAAAGTTGATCTCTCTGAGCCTTATTTGGATTGAAAGCAAGCTTGATAACATTTTTCACAACGCCCTTTCTAAATCCAGCCGGAGACTCATAAGGTTCTACCCTAGATGAAAGTCCAGCCATGTCGCCGTTGAGAGGTACATATCGGTACTTGTCATTGTACTTGTCGTATCTGTACTTGTAACCAGAATCCATGAACCAGTAAGAAGAACTCTGTAGCTTATTGCGATATGCAATAGTATTTGTCATCTTAGCATTGGTTCTTAATTCATCAACAACTGCTTCTTTCGATGGAGAAAGGAATGCCACACAGTCTTTTCTGTAATCAGCAATATTACTAATGATGTAATTTGCCAGATTAGCACTGTTATCGCCTTTACCTTGAAGAACAAAGGAAATATCGATCTCATTAGAGTTCTTGAATAGGTCGTAACCACCAGCAAGAGCGGCAAGAGATGTTGCTGCCTCTGTGGTTCCATCAGTACCACCTTCAAGAAGTTCATATACAGATGCCGTTTGAGCTTCAAAGTGAACAGTATTTGCAACCTTCACCCAAGAAGAGAAGTTATCAATCACATCTTTATAGTAGTTTGTTCTACCATCAGGAAGTGTTGCAGTCGGTGATGTAGATACGTTCTCATAAATTTCTACTGCCGATCCAAGATTACCAGTAACACTACCAGTAGAATCGATTACTGCAACGTGGTAATTACCAGTATCTGGAGCCTTACCAAACAGATTCGAATGCTTCCACTTAACTGAAAGAGACAGGCTGTTAGGTTCGGTTTCTGCAAGTGTGTAATTACCACTCGTTGTGAATGTATATGTGTAATATCCATCAACAATATTCGTGTTTGCAGTTGGGTCTAAATCAATCTCGTTTGCTTCTCGAGTTACAGTAGAAATGGACAGTTCTTGATAGCCTACTGAATCATTACCGATTACAAGAGTATCACCTGGCATGCCAGTAACATCATAGAAATCAGTATTACTAGATGTGGTAAACTGGAAAGAGTTGGTATTAAATGCAAAAGTTTGATCTGTGGGTGCAACGATTGAACCAGAAACCGCGCGGGTATCCGTTGCAAAAGGGTTAGAAGCAGGAATATCACCAACACCAAAGAGTGCTGCCTCATAGCTGCTATCTTTTACATACGAAATTTCAATACCATTCGCAAGAGCACCTGCATATAGACCTTCAAATGCACCATATGTTGTATTAGCAATATCAACACTACCTACGGAACCTGGTGTCTGACCGGCAATGTAACCGGGGGCAGCAGTGTTAGCGTAAGCAGTTGCAGAAGTATGCAGTACAACGTCGGATGCATCTGCTGTTTCAGCTCCATTATCTACACGTGCAACCCATAGGGCATTTGCATATGACAGATAATCTGCTGCAACAAAGAATGTCTCATAATTGTCATCGGTAGGCTTACCGAAGCGATTTACAAGATCATTTTCCGATGAACATAGAATTGGTTCGTTAATAGGACCCCATCTAAATACACCGGCAACAGCGGCAGGTGGTGTTGCGATGGCTGGTACCGCGGCCGATGCGTCCACTTCTCGAACGATTACGGAAGGACTTACGGAAAAAGCCATATTTTTCTCCTTTAATTATTATCGTATTTTAAAAAATTTTCAGATATCTTCACTAACTATATTTATAAAATACCGGACTTACAGGATTTGCCAACCTTCCCGGGCATCTTGCCACACGGACATCTCATCATCACTTCCATCGTCAATAAAACCAAAGGGTAAAAGATCTTGTTCAATTTGCTCTTCCGTTCTTTCCCTTAATTTCATAAGGGTGTTTATATCAGTCATCTCTTTGAAGTAGTTCTGATCTGATAGCCATGCGAATAAAACCAAATTCATAACCAAATCATCATGAGCGCCGGATTCGGCTTCATATGAGGATCCTTTTTTCGAAAATCGGGACAATTCCTGTATTGTGTTAAAATCTCGTAAAAGCAATTGGTCTTGTTCGATCAACATCTTTAAGATCGTACAGCCAATTGATTTCACACTTTTTGTTGTTCTCACACCATTATCAACTTTCTTCCCAAAACCACTTGATATTCTCTTTCCTGTTCTTCCTGCGTTCTCTGTATACAAGAAATTCTCATACCCATAATCCATAGTAAGAACATCAGAAACTTGCTCACCAATGTCGTTGATTTCTATAAGTAATGCAGCTTCATTATAGAGTAAGCCTACCCTATATATAACTGAGGCAAAATCAACAGGCCCGATCAGATTATCCCTGTAAGTACAAACCTGTTGGTAGGGCATTTCAGTGATATCAATAATATTAAATGTAGAATAATCAAGACCTTTACCTCTTGATACATCCACAGTCATTACATAAGTGTGGCCTTCTTCGGCTTTAATATACTGGTAAAGGCCTTCATTTTCTGCAATAGGTCTAGAGTATGCCAGATTTTTTAGTTTTGAACCATCAATCAGGGTACCAGAACTACCAAGAAATTCACAGCAATACTCTTGTCTAAATTTTTGTTCGTCAAAATCTAAGGCTTCGAGGGTTTCTTGTCTCCATTTTTCATCACGACCTGGAACATCATCCCACATTACCTTGGTAAATTCATAACCGTTTGTACCCTCTTCAGCACCCTTACAGGTTTTCCAAAAATGGTTCAGACCATTGGGAGTAGAGGTCATCATCAGCTTTGTTGACTCACCAGATGAAATTGTAGGATAGACCGATGCGAAGAAATCATCGTAGCCTTCGATAAACGCGACCTCATCAAGGTAAAGGAATGAAATAGATTTACCTCTAATGGCACTTGATGAAGTCGTTCCTGCGTATATCTTACAGCCATTTTCTAATGAGATACTACCTTTATTCCATTCTTCAACGCCTTGTTGCATCCATTTGGGCAATGCTTCATATGCCAATTGCACACGGCTCAATACTTCTCTGGCAGAATCACCTTTATTTGCGAGAATGGCTACTGTTTTATATTCATTAAAAAGGATATAATGAAGAATCACTGCGACTGCTGTAGTTGTCTTACCTGACTGACGCGCAGTGAGGACTGCCAATCTTCTATGGTCAGTAATTTTATTGACGATTTCTTCCTGATAATCATATAGGTCAAAGGGGACTAGCCCCTTATCAACATGAACAATTTTGATATATTTACAAAAATATACAGGGTCGTTCATACACCTCATATATTCTTTTAGATTCTCGGGTGTAAATTCTATCTGCTCACCAATCTTTTTGAGATTGGTATTGCCCAGATAACCAGTTATCATTCGCTTCCATCCTTCAACATCTTAAGAAGATCTGCCGTTGAAACGATTAGATTGTTATTTGTCACCTGATTTTTACTTGGGTTAGCTTCTTCCCTTGCATATCTTTTCTTGGTAGACATTTCGACATAATCTTTATTTGCATCGAGTAACGTCTTCATAAGAGTTGATACGACTTCGAATGCTCTGGGTGATTCGGATTGTTTCGCAATCTCTACCATTTCTTTTACCGAATCATCACCGAGATTGATAATATTTTCGATATTCCTTTTTGCAAGTTCAATATCTGCTAGATTTTCCTCGGCCTCTTGTGTTACGGCCGGCAGACGGTCTTCGCCATCAAAGGAATTTGCGGGTAGTGTTTCTTGTACTGGAGCAGGTTGATTTACCACTTCTAATTCAGATTTGATTTCGTCAAGATCCCTAATACCAAGTGTCTCAGCAATTTTATCTTTCTTTGGCATTTTCTCTTATCTCCTTCTGGCAGACTCTTTTTCTTAGATCGCTAGTAGAAAACCGATGATCTCTTTTATTAAAGAATAATTCGATATTTCTGCTTTGACATATTTCTTTGCCAGTGAATTCTAAATTACGATATTCATCACCAAGAATACGAACATCAATGTGGTACATTTCAAGTATGTCTTTCAGATCCAATTCAGTTTCATAAGGAATAATTTCGTCCACATATTGCACGGATTTCAGCTGTGTATACCTTTCAACCAATGTCTGAATTGGTGCGTTCTTTTCCAGTCTATCTAGTGAAGGATCAACCTGGAGGCCACATATCAGATAATCACATTGAGATTTAGCATCCCGTAACATTTGTATGTGACCTGCATGCAGTAGATCAAATGTAGAACAAGTAAAACCTATTTTCATAATATAACTCCATCATTTAAGAACCATCATCAAGTGTGACTATGTAATCCCAGTTATCATCAAAGTCGATCAGACTATAATCTACTGTATTGCTTAGTATCGTTGTGGGTTGACCATCAGAGGTCATGCCCGGCTGAATTGTGATTTGACCATCGGGTCCTTTTGATTCGGGTGGATCCATAGAGGTCCATTCGCGAATATCCACAAATTTGATAATCTTCTTTTCTCTCTCTGGGCCAAAGAACCATGCCTTCATTGTAAAATTAAGTGTGTAAAGGATACTGCGTCTTTCTGTAAAATCTGCTTCGTATAACTCTTCAGTATCTACACTATTTAGTATCAGAGGCACATCGATTGGCTCAATTCCATCGATCAATCTTACCGTACTCGTAAATTCTGGATTAAAGAACGGAAGAATCTGCTCTAGTAATTTTACTGCATCTTCGTTATATTTGGCCATTATATAGAGTGAGAAATCTAAATTATACGGAGTGCCAGCATAGATGAAATTACGAGCCCCCGTAGACTCGTCTTTGGTGATCTTTCTTATCTTTCTCGTGGGTGAAATCTTTCTATCAGGATCATACGCCATAGATGTGAGTTCAAATGACATTCTAGGTAAAGTGATGCCTGATTTATTTGCGAATTCTGGGTCTTGTTCAAGTCTGGCCAAAATCTTTTGAAATGGTGCGTATGAGATAGGCACCACCATACGCTGAATTGGAGTGCCTTGAAGATTCTGCCTTTCAATGGTCAACTGATTAAAATATGTACCAAAGAGAGCTACATATTTTCTGGTCGTTGAATTGTAAAAATAATTTGCGATTGCCATTTAAGAATCCTGTATCTCAATGACCTCACTGAAGGGATCGATTTCAGTAAAGTCAATGATTGAATCACCCTCTCTTTCATAGAAAAGGTTTCTTGCAATCGGATCGGTGTTGGCCAATCCAACGAGAGTCGATGCGTTGTTTGCCCCGACAGTAGTATATGTATCAGTAATAATGTCATCAAAATAAGCGTCAATATTGTCTCGGCCGGTTCTGAAGATCTGATTGCTGTATTCGATCAATTCACACACGATATCGAATACCTGTAAGGCACCGGTCTGATAGAATACACTTTCATGTTCGACGTTTTTGATTTCGAACATTTTACTATTCAATGGGAAGAATATGAGATCGCCTTCTCGAGGTCTTACAATGGTATTCTCTTCACGGGTAACATATTTTTCAAATGTCCGATTGGCCACACTCAGGGTCATTTGATCACGAATTTGAATACCAAACTTAGATAAGAAATCACCCTCACCTTCGAAACCTTCCACATTCTTGACGTAGGATTCAAATTCGAAAACCTGATCATAAATGGGTGTGTCGTCTTCGTTGAATACAGAATCCCGAGAGCCTATAGTTCTGCTGATATACAGAACATCGACTCCATACATTTTAATTGATTCGATTACTAGATCATCAATTAAATTCTGTTCATTGAAGTTATCATAGTTTCTGAAGAATACATTGGTGGCCATGATTTACCCAATAAAGTTATAGGTCAGGGGCTGTAGACTTGTGGTTGCTTCTTCTTCCATTCTTTGTCTATCTTCTCTCGCCTCTGCTAGAATTTGTTCTCCGTTAAAGGATACTCCACCCACAAGCTGCATGCCTGTGAATTTAGTAAGATTAAGCCCCCACTGTTCTCTCACAAGGGTTGCTGCATAATTTTGGAGCCATCGATCACCCCAAACATCTGGGAATGAATTGGGATCAATGATATCATAAGCTTCAATAACTACATAATCACCTACTACCAAATGATCTTGCTCTACATCGATGAACAGTCTATTTACGTGCTTATTATAACGAATTAATGGTCTACCCACCAGAATCTCTTGCAGAAATTCAAGGTGTTGCATTGTCATATAATAATGCTGAACATTATAGCCGGTAATGTCTTCCAAATTATTCAGTACAAATTGATATTGTACATTGAACATTCCAGCACCGGTAGATATTGACGATGATAGGTCGAACACCTTTGAAATACCAAGCAAACCCTGGGGCAAGGTAATGTATCCATTATCTTTATCTGCTTGTGTGATTTGATGTTTCAGGTAAACTAATTGGCTTCCATTATAATGGTAATCTCGCCAATAGGAAATTGCTTCATCAACTCGATCTTCTACCTGTTCTTCAGACACGTTAATTTCGATGACAGGAGCACCGAGCTTTCTCATCGTATAATCTATGAATTCTTGTCTTGAGGTAGGCTGTGGCATGTTTTCTTTTCTCTAATCGAAAATGTTTATCTCTATATTTATATGTCGTAGGTGTCTGCAATTTCTTCTGGTACTGGATACACTTTTCGTAAAACCGTTGGATCTGAGGTCACCTCATACCGATCTGGTGTATGCTCTTCCACATTTACAAT